ACACGGCCGGCCCGACGCTGGCCACCCCGACCTCCCCCACGTCGACGCGCACGTAACGTGCGTCGAAAATACCCCGCACCACAACCGACGCCCCTGCCCCTGAGGTGTACGTGACGTCAGACCCGAGCACGGCCCGGGTCTGAACATCACGTGCAGCGAGGACAGAGGCGAAGCTCATCAGGTGGTGATGATGCCGGCGTTGCGCAGCGCGGTCAGAATCTCAAGCACCTTCTGCGCGAGGTCGGACACGTTCTGGTTGGTGACCGTCATGTCAGTGACGAGCGTGGCGACCACCCCTCGGAGGTTAGCGACCGCCGGCCCCACGACGGTGGTGAGGTCGGTGGCCGCGTTGGAGGTCACAGGGACAGCCCCAGCCAACGGCGACGTGAAGGCGTCGGGGGCCACCGAAGTGAGCCCGTCCGCCAGCGTGTCGTCGTGCGTTCCGCTGCCTCCGGTGCTGTCGGTGAGGGAGACGATTGCCGCCTGAGCTCCCTCGGAGAGCGAGCCAGGCGAGGCCAGGCGCACGCGGCCGGTGCTCGACGGGTTCGCGGCCGCGGCGGTCGCGTGCCCGACAAACTGCCCGACCGTCGAGTCCGAGTCGCACCTGAAGTTGGTGTTGTCCCAGTAGACCTTAGCCCCGGCCGTCCAGGCCTGCGCCGAGGTTTTGGCGAGGTCGAACACCCCCTCGGTCTCGATGACGAGGTCGGTGTCCCCAGAGGTGGCGCCGTCTTCGGCCACTCCGAAAATCGACCCGACCAGCACGCCCTCACCGGAAGTGACGGTGCGGGGTGCAGTCACGACAAGGTAGTCACCACTGCTCACGTAGTTTCGCATTTGTGTGTCTCCTTAGACGCCGGCGTTGGTGACGGCCATCTGCGGGTCGAAGGCCTGTGCCATGAAATCAATCCTCACCTTGAGGTCCATCCCGTCCACCTCGAACCCGTCGCGGGTCTCGATGTAGGGCGCCTGGCCTGACTCCTCGAGGAACGCCACCACGAAAGCGGGGTTCGTGGCAGGGTTCGCGAGCAAGTAGCGCCGCGTGCCCGAGAGCCGAGGTGACCCCACGATATCGGCGAAGATGCCCTTCGCCGGGTTCGGCACCTGCGCGCCGGCGCCAGAGGTCGGGTCGAAGGCCGAGACGTTGATCGTGTTCGCGGCCGTCTCGAGAGTGAGCGGCACAAGAAGCACGTAGGGGGAGACGTCGAGATAGTCGTCCCCACTAGGGTTGAGCTGGGACCGCATCACGACCTTGTCCGCGTCAAGGGCCGCGGCAGAGATAGCCGCACCGGTGCCGAGATTCGAGCGCCCTGAGTAGAAAAACGGGTGCGAGTCGCTCATGGTCGGGCCGAAGCCGGAGTTGGCCGCGAACAAAGCGAACACCTCCTTCTCGATGGCCTTGGCCGCGGTCTCACCGAGTGCCCTCATCTGGTCGGCCACCGCACCGAGGTCATCGTTGATGAGGGCCTGCCGGGTGACCGAGGCGATTCCGCCCTTCGTGCGAGTGCTGATATTGACGACCGAGCCATCCGGCAGCTGGACGCGAGGGAACTCAGCGCCCTCGGGCACGACCTGCAGCACGTCCCCGAAAGCACCGGACCGATAGCGCGGGTTGCTTCGGAAGTCAGGCACCGAAGCCACGCCGGCGAGGCGCCGCCACACCAGGCCCTGCACCGCGTAGGCGGAGAGGAGGACCTTGTTCATCGCGCTGGCAAGAAGCACCGAGAAGTCACCGGTGGCGTTCGAGCCCGCCCGCAGGGCGAGGCCGGCGACCTCCATCCGAGACATGCGGTCGACCCGCGGACCGTGCTGCTTGCGTACCATGCGCCGGGCGATTTCGAAGAGCGACTCCTGACGCAGATGCCCCGGGTCCCCCGTGGGCGTGACCTTGGACTGAGGCGATCCGGTGTATCCGGCCGCGTTCGTCATGCGTGCGCCCTGCCGCACGAGCTCACTCTGCCCGCCACGCTCAATCATCAGCGCCTCGATCGCGTCGCGCTGCTTGTCCTCGGCGGTCACCCCGACCTCGACCGCGGGGGCGAACTGCTGAGGCTGCTCGGTCAGCTCCCGCTGGGCGATCGCGTCGAGCACCAGACCGCGCGCCGAGTCGAGAGACGTGCCGTCGGAAATCAGCCGGTCCCCGAGCTCCTCGAGCCGATGAGCACGCGCCAGAGAGCGGATTCCGGCGACCCGGTCTCGCTCCACCGCGACGAGGTCGACCGGCGCCGGAGAAGCCACGGGTGCAGGGGGCGCGGAAGGCGCGACGGCTCGATTGTTGTCCCCGGGCACAGGTGCGCCGGGAGGGCTTGCGATGTTCATTTCTGCTCCGTTTCCCGTGGTGGCACTGCGCACGACGGCCCCGGGATCAGCGCCAATCGTGACAAGAGAGACCTCAACAGGCTCCCAGTCGGTAGCCCGGATGATGGGCACACCGTCGAGCACGCCTACTTGCTCGGATGAGTGCGTGCGGTACCCGACGGAGACGTTGCGGAGAATCCGCTGCCGCAACTTCTCGAACGTGATATCCGCCTCTGGGTCCGTCCCCTCCGACGGGAAGCGGACCGTGGCCAGGCCTTGGCCGCCCTCGAGTCGAGCGGACTCAATCACCCCCAAGGTTCGCCTGATGTCACGCGGGTTGTGGTCGGCCAGGAACGGGGCCGCCCCGCCGGAGAGCCGGGCCATCCGCACGTGCGCGGGGTCGGTCGAAAGCTCCTCGTGCCACGGCCCGTCCCACCCGTAGCGCAGCACCCGAGCTCCAGTAGTCCAGACAATCTCAAACGTGCGCCTGACCGGGTCGACGGACCCGACCGTCGCGACATCCTCGGAGCGGTGCGCGTCGTAAGCTGCGAGTCTCGTAGTCACTGGGTGCCTCCTGTTCCTGCGTCGGCCTGTACCTGCCCCGCTTGACTGGTGCTTCGAGCGTCGGAGTCGAGCCGAATCCCGCGCGCGTCGAGGGCCGCGAGGTCCGCGGCGTATTCGTCCCAGTGCCGGACCGGGTCACCGCCACGCTCCCGCACCATCTCAGACAGAGTCATCGCCCCGACCCTGACCAGGCGCTGGTACGCCAACCCTTCGCGGTCGGGCTCAAGCATCGGGAGCGGGGGCGCGGTCCACTCCGGACGAGGGACGTTGTCCGGCACCAGCCCGGCCGTACTCGCTGCCAGCATCGCCCATCGCCACGTCGGGTCGCAGAGCAGCGGGACGACGAGCTGATATTGCCAAGCCTTGACGTTCTCCTGAAAAGCAACTCGGGCCATCCTCGCCGAGGAAAAATTAACTTGGCTGTAGTCCCCGGTAAGGTCCTCGTACGTGATGCCGAGCGAGACCGCGATGCGTCGCAGCGTTCGCTTCGCCAGGTCGTCCGGGGGCGCCACCGGAGGCGTACCGAACGTGACCTCTTTCCCGGGAGGGAGGTTGATAATCATCCCAGGCTCGAGAGCATCGACCTCCGGCGAGGAGTCCGAAGCGGTTCCTAGAGGCGAGCCGCTCCCGTCCGTGTCCGTGACGAACGCCGCAAAACAGGCGGCGATTTTCTGGCGCATCAGCTCGGCGTCCTCGAGCTCGTCGAGGTCTTTCAGCGCTACGATTGCCGTGCCCAGCCAAGACACGCCACGGACGGCCTCGGGCCGTTCTGGCTCGTAGAGGTGAATCACGTCCTCAGCAGGCACTCGGCGGCTTGGTGCTCCGGTGGTCTGGTCGCTCCCCGGGTGCGCGTCGAAAAGCCAGTAGGCCACTCGACGTCCTAGGCGGTCGTGCTCTACTCCCTGAACGATGGGCCCGCCCTCAGTACCGACCTCGCCGTCCTTCGACTCGTCGAGATAGTCGGCCTCGAGCACCTGCACCTGCAGCGGCAAGGCATATCCGTCGATGGCCCTCCGCGCTCGCCGGCGCAGCAGCACCTCCCCGTCAATCACGAGCGCCCGGACGGCCTGCCGCTGCAACATCGACAGCGTGGCGCGCTCGGTGTTCGCACACTCGGTCGAGTCCGCCCACGCCTGCCACACCTCTCCGGAGCGCTGTGCCGCGTCGCCTTGCGGTCTTGGCGAGATTCCCCACCCGACCACCGCGTTGACGATGGCGCCGACGCCCCGCTTTGCCCACCCGTTGTTTCGCACGAGGTCGCGCGCGTGCTCGCGCATGGGCTTCCGGGCCAGGCGCTCGACGTTGTCGGCGCTCTGGGACGTGCGCCTCCACCCACTCGTGCGGCGCGACGTGGAAGCGGCCTCGTAGTGGCGCAGCGCCAACCGGGCCTGAGCACGCGCCAGGCCCCACTGCGGCGAAATCCACGAAGCGACGGAGTCGACCCAGCTCACGAATCGAACCCCTTCGAGGTCGAGGCCAGGCGGTAGGTTCGGCGCGTTCCGGCGGTGGTCTCGACGTCGGCTACCATTTCGGCAAGGAGGGAGCGCATCTCGCTCAGGGAGTGGTGCGTAATGGTCCGCGCCGGCGGACCGGCGTAGTGCACGGTCAACACGCCACTGGCGATTGCGGTGCGCAGCGTGGTGACGTCAGCGGAAGTCCAGCTCACACGTCATCCCCGACCGACGGGAGAGCGGCCACAAAATCGCGGAACTGTGCTGGTCTCGAATCGGCAAAAGCCAACGCGGCCTCTGCGAGCTGTATATCCAGCGCGGTCAGTTTCTTCTGCAGCACAGTCACAGCGTCTCCGAGCTCGGCACGCAGCTCTGTTTTTGTGGCCGTACCTGCGCGCAGCGCCACGACAAGATCTCGCCCTCCTGTTCTTCCGATGCCCATATCCTCTCCTCTACAGTAGACACGGTCTTACCAATGCGACCGCCAAGTAGTGCCGTCCCAGGTATAGAGCATGTGGTCGGTCGTGTTGTAGTAGGTCTGCCCCTCTGCCGGTGCTGCCGGAGCTGCCGAAAGCTTCGGCGGGTGGATTCCTCCGATGGCGATCGCGGCCTTCTCTACCCCCGAAACGCTAGCTGACAACAGCCTGGCGGCAGGGTCCACCCACGACTGGAGTGTGTTGATTTGTACAGCCACAGCCGTTGAAGCATCCAGACGTTCAGTGGTTATCCGGAACGCGGTTGACGTTCCAATTCCTCCTACCGCAGTAGCGAAATACACTGCATAGTATGCGTTCAGGAGAGGACGTATCCCGGCCGAGGCTGTAAGTTCGGCGATGCCGGTGCCTCCGGACTCGAGCCGGAGTGTACCCCCGGGGGCGTCGACCGTCCCACTCTTCTTAATCGCCAGCGAATCCGTAGGCGTACCGCCGACCTCAGACGAAATCGCTACCAGTTTCGCCGAACCGTGCACCGAAGCCGCGGGTTGTGTGGAGCCTAGCCGCATGCACACGTCCGACGCCCCCGCGCCGAGCGTGCTCCAGATTCCGGAGGTGATTTCAATTCCGGCCGCGGCCACAATCTTCGAGGCGAACGTCTTGATTCCCTCGATCGTTTGCGCCAGGGTCGTAAGCCCGCCTCCGCCGAGGAGCCTCACGAGAAGGCCTCGGCGTAGACGTTGACGTAGACCGCAGACCCGCCCGTGCCCGTCTTCCTCTTCAAGTACACCGCCCGTGGGGACGCTCCCGCGCGATCCGCTCGGGAAGTGTACCACTCCATCGCCTGTTCGAGGCCAGTGGCCGAGAGCTCGCCAGCCTTGGTCGAACCGTCGAACGAAACCTCGACCGCGAGCCCGGAGTTGTTCACGAGCGTCACGCCGTCCGCAGCAAACCCGAGGTCGACCGCCGTGTACGCGGTCAAAGCAGAGACGTCAACGGACGAGAAGAAATTGCGCACGTGTCTCCCGAGGCCTGCGGCACACGTTAGTAGTTCGACGCGACAGAGAAAGCTACCGGGTTTTTCCGGCTCTCCGGGTCTAAAAAGGAAGCGCCGGGGAGAGCTCCAACTCTCCCTCGGCG